TTTTTTTTTAACACTGCTTGTGGGTTTTAGTTCTGCAACTATTTTCCCGTCCACCGTCTCCCCAACAACCCTCAAGCCAAGCGCACCGGATGTTAAAACTGCTATATCCCACATAAACTCAATAAAATTATTTAAATCTTCATCTGTTTCAATCTCTTCGTTTTCTTCGGCAAAGTAAAAATATACCTGCGCAATATGATTGATGAGATTTGCCTGAAGTTCCCTTTGTCTCGCTTTATCAATTTTTTTCATTGATTTTTTTGTTGAATTTTCGCTCATGGGCAAACAATATCACCAATTTCGCTGTCAAAAAATACCAGACAACAGGGGAATGTTTAAAATGTTAAAATTTAATATGTCACGAATTTATCTTGATATCTATTTACATTTGGAGAACTAATGACAATTGTTACAAAATCTGAATTAAAAACCTACATGGATATTTCCTTAACCGCAAGGCAGGAAGACGCAGCCGACCTTATTCTTAATGGTCTTCAAGGGGAATTGGAGGCTTTTCTTCGTAGGCCAATTGAGGTCGGGTCATTTGTCGAGGAGCATCGTCTTGACTCAATGCACACTGGTGTTCCGTACGGAACTTTTCTCACCACAGAAGACAATACCTACAACAGCAGTTTTGAACAAAGCAACACAAACGATTTAACCAATTGGTCTGCTCCTCCGCCTGCTATTTATTTAAAGAATACTCCGATTGTTTCAATAACGGAGGTAAAAGTAAAACCATTACTCAGTACAGAAAGAGTTCTATTAAATGAAAGAGACTATATAAAAAGACCGTATGGAATAGATTTTTATTATGGATACCCAAATGATTTGGTTACGATTACCTATACTGCCGGATTTGCTGGGGCAAATATTGCCGTATTCAAATTGATGATTCTTCGTGCTGCAACTAGAGAAATGCAAAACATGCATGACGACGTTGTCGGTGTGAAGGATTTGAATCCGAGGGGAGTTGGTCCAGTTGAAACTGGTTTTCTTGATTCCGAACTCGCTTCTTTAAGAAAATACAAGAGAAACAGAATTTAGAATGGCCAAAACATATTCAGTCGATGTAGTTATTACAAAAGTTGAAATTAATGACGCCAACGCGAGATTAAAAGACATAAAAGATAGAACAAGAAATGTTCGTCCCGTATTAAAAAGAGCAGCGGAAAGATTAGAGCGCGCTTGGGGTGAAAATTTTACAACTCTTGGTTTGCTTTCTGCAAGAGCAATGCTAAAAGGTGGATGGGCGCCGCTAAGTCCGTCTTACCATGCTTGGAAAAAAGTAAACTTCCCAATGACTGCAGACCAAATTTTAGTTCAAACTGGAAAACTTTATACTCTTGTTAGTAATGCCTCATCAAATGCAGAAAGTGAAATTTCTGACCAAAGTATGGAACTTGTGGTTCCCGGAAAAATTGCTATGTGGCATCAATATGGAACAAGAAATATGCCAGCACGTCCAATAGTTTTTGTGCCGCGCGATTTTGATAGAGAGATAGGGAAAGACCTTGCCAAATATGTAGTTGAAGGCAGCAGGGTGACATGACAAATTTTGATACATATTTGATGAACGGAACTCATTTCGCAAAAGATTTTGTTAACTCATATCTTGAGCAAGATATGCCGGTTCGTTTGATTCGATATAGAAACGGCTGGAATCTAAGCGAAGCAACATTGCCCAATCCGGCACAATATATTGGATATGAACCTTTGGCAATAGATAGATGGCCGTCAATAATCACGGTTGTTTTATCTACTTCACAATTGAGCAGAATAGGTTTTGAATTTGGTCATCCCTTGTATCGAATTTCGTACAGCATGAGAACATACTGTTGGGTAAGAACGGAAGGAATAGAGGAATGTCCACTTATGCGCGACAGGCTGACAACAGTTGTTCGGTCGGCAATATTGGATTACCCATGCCTGAAAGCCTATGACGAAAGGTCAAATTTTCGTGTAATAATTGACGAATCATCAATTAGGGAGGAATTCTCAGACACAACACTTCTCAAGGGTGACAGATTTATGTCTGGGTCTTTTATTGGGTACACGTTGGAAATGGATGAAGTTGTGACAAGAACAAATCTTGGCGAACTTGAGGAGATGCAAATTGGGATAAAACAGGTTGGGACGGGTGAAGAAATGCCATCACTTGACGATTTTTCTGGAGTTTCCGCAAGCGTCACCATACCGAGAGACTCGATTATCACCATCTAATAAAATTAAAAATAAAGCAAATTGATAGTTGCACAAAATAATCACTTCCTATCTGTACAATTGAAATCAACATAAGGGATTCCAACCCCGAAACAAAATTAGGAAGGTCCTATGCCTGGTGTAGTCATATCAACTTCAGTTAGAACTGGTCCATCAACCGTAACAGTTCGTAAATCGTCTCAATTGTTCGTCGTCGGTCTCGCTGAGCGTGGCCCATCCAACGAGGCAGTGCTTGTTGAGAGTCTTGCCGATTTTGAAGATGTTTTCGGCGGCTATCGCTCCGACTCATATCTTCACCCAACCGTACAAACTTTTTTTGAAGAGGGTGGAACACGCGCATATGTTGGGCGTGCTGTTGGGGCATCCGCGACTGCGGGGACACTGACGCTCGACGCGACGGGTGGTACCGACGTAATTACGCTAACCGCAAACGGCGCTGGCGATTGGTCTGCGGATGTTGACGTTCAGGTTGTAAATACTGGTTCTGCATTCAGAATAATTTTGTTCTATCAGGATGACCAGGTCTACACAACCGGAATTGTTACATCTTCGTCGCAGGCAGTCGGCAGAATTAACTCAAGCACTGTTGCTGCACGTTATGTAACTGCTGCTGTCAATAACGCAAACCTGCTGCCGGCAACATTGGCCGCAACAGCAATGGCTGCGGGCGATTCAGATGATGACAACCTTGATGATGATGACTTTATTGCCAGTCTCGAGTTGTTCAATGATGCTCTTGGTGTTGGTTCTGTCGCTTGCCCAGAATCGCAAAGCGGCGACATGAACGAGGCCCTGGTTGCGCATGCAAATGAATATAGCCGAATCGCCATACTTTGTGGACCAGAAAACCAAACAGTAGCTCAGGCAAAAACCGCTGCCGGTGACGTGCAGAACCTGGACAATGCAGAGCATGCCGCGTACTATTACCCATGGGTGGTAATCCCAACTTCGGTTGCTGGAATCACAAGAACGATTCCGCCAGTTGGATATGTTTGCGCAAAAAGAGCTCTTGCCCATAATCAGACCGGAGCACATGTTCCGGGAGCAGGTTTGCTGTCTGCGTCAAGATTTGTTTCTGGCGTTGCGGTCGATGTTAACAAAGTAATCGGAGATGACCTTGATGAAAATTTTGTTAATGCGATTAGGGTAATTCAAAATACTGTAAGAATTTACGGTGCTCGCTCTTGTTCGCTAGACACATCAAACTTCAAGTACATCACTCAGCAGGATGTTGTTAACACAGTTGTTTCTGAAGCATATGCCTCGCTGGAGGACTTGGTTTTCAGTCCAATAGATGGCAGAAATGAGCTATTTGCAGCAATTTCATCGAGACTTGTTGCAATTCTGGCTACGATGAGGGACACTGGTGCTCTATATCCGGCTTTTGATGCAAATGGCATCCAACTCGACCCGGGATTCACCGTAAAGTGCGATAAGACAATCAATCCGGCCACCCAGCTTGCTGAGGGTCTCATAAAGGCAACGGTTGGCTTGAGGGTCAGCAGTATTGGTGACAAAATTGAAATCGATATTGTTAAATCGAATCTAACAACATCAGTGGTATAACGGAGGAATAAAATATGGCAAAAATAGCCCAAAGACAAGTACTGGCGGACATTAGCCCAACGGGTTTTGGTGCTGAATCAAAGCAGCAAAAGAACGTTCAAAACAACCTTCCGAAGTGGACTGGTTTTAAATTTGCGCAGGTGTCCGGTGGTGAAATTACCGCATCAGTAGAGAAAATCTACGAAGGTGGTAAGTCTAGACCGACCGTTCTTTGTGCTCCTTCGGAAATCGGAGACATAACGCTGACTGCACATTACGATGATGACTACGTCTCAGCAGAAACGGCTGCCGGCATAGGTGCAAAAATCAAGGGTTTGAGAAAATTTGTTGGTGTTGCGTACTACAATATCAATATATCTGTTTACGACTGTGATATCAAAGACCCAACCGGAGACAGAGTTTATCCCGGCGCTTTGCTTGTGGGTATGACTGAACCAGAAGGTGATTCATCGTCTGGTGCCCCAGCAACATTTGCCTTAACATTTGCAATATCTGATGTGGAGAACGCAAGTTCCTCCTGAACCTAGTTGCAATATAACGATATTGGGTGTGATAGTTTTCGTTGTATGAGCGACACACTTTATAACACATCAGATAGTTCCGATTCATCCAAGAAAAAGCAATCGTCAGCTAAAGACGTATCTTTGCCGCAAGTGAAAGAAGAAACACAACTTGACCGACTTCGTACTGTAATCAAGAAAAAGGTCGAGCGTCAGCCTGTCCTTATTCCGGTTCCCGAGCGTCCTGGTGTAAGCATTAAGGTTAGCCCGAACATAACACAAACACAAATGAAAAACTGGCGCAAGAATGCTGGCGAAGATACACGAAATGGTCTTGATGCCACAAAATTCGCATGTCTCGTAATTGGCAATACAACAACTGGTGTTTATATTGACGATGAAGAGGTTTTGGATTCAGATGGCAATTATCTAAATTTTGCACATCCGATTATTTTGGAAATGACAGAAGCAACACGACCAGTTCCAGATGCGGTTCGAGCATTGTTTGGCGTTGACCCACACGTGGAATCAGCTGCTTTGGCAATTCTTGACGCTGCCGGGTACTCTGATACGGTAACGGCGGTGGACCCTACGAAGGAGTCTACGACGAACTAGTCAAAGACTCCCGAGTATCAGCAGCTGCACGCCTAGGCGAGTTGTTTGGTCAAAACCCGCTTACCTTATTAGATATTGACGACGATGGCTGGATAATTCTACTCGCATGTGCTAAAGTTATAAGTAACGACCGCGAAGAGCAAGAGCGCAAGTCGAAGACTTAGTAGCGTGCTGGCTACATAGCTCGGCGCTTTTACACTCACGTGACTAACCATCACTCGGAGACGTAATGGCCGACGAAAAAGTAAACATAGTAGTCAAGGTAATAACCAAGACCAAGCAGCTTGATGCACTGTTAGCCAAACTCAAAGCCGTTGAGGCTATGGAGAGCAGGCTTTCTTCTGGCAAGAATGTTCAAAAATATGCACAGGGTGCCGGTGCTGCCCTAACTAGGGCAACTTCAAAATGGAAAAAACACTTTGACTTTGTTGATAGTGCAATACGAATGTTTGGAAAAGGACTTACTGGATTTTTGAAGTTTGCCATAAAAGGTGTCTTGATAGAAATGGGCCTTCTTGCCGCGTCGATGGTTGGCTGGCACGCCTTGGTGAAGGGCGGTCAATACATAGTTAAGGCTTATCACGGAACGATGCAGTTACTTGCTGGCGGTGCGGCAGGTTTAACTGTTGCACTTGCAACTGCATCTGCAGCAATAAGGGAACAACAGGCCGCAATGTATGCCTATCGAGGAAAGGGTGCCCCACAATTTAAAACATCAATGAATCAAACAGTAATGGCGATGAGAAATCTACAAATGGATGCAGATTTGGCTTCTCTTGGTATTGAGGCTTTGAATAGTGCGTTTGCATCAATGTCAAAGACAATGAGCTCAACACAAATAAACGCAAGTGGAAAATCTATTAAAGCACTGATGGATTTCGGCTCTGCTGGACAAGACCCCAAGAAAGCAGTTGCCCAAGTTGGAACAATTGTTGCTGCTCTCGAAGATGAAAAAAAATCAGTAAGTAATGTTTTATCTGAAGCAAAAAAATTGGGTCCAGAAATGGAAAAAGCCCTAAAAGATGCAAATATTAAAACCAAAAAACAATTTAAAGAACTTTTGTTTTCCGGTGAGCTGGCGAAAAAGGGTGGTGTTCTTGGTCAATTTGAAGCAACAAACACAACCCTGATAAGTGAATTAACAAGATATTTTAATCTTTTGCGTGGAGAATTTGCTGATTTTGGTATGCAGTTTTTGAAACCAGCAGGAGATGCTTTCGAAAGAATTTTTAACGTAATTAAAACGGACATGAAAAGAATAATTCTTACTGTTCAATCACAATTTGGTAGTGATGGAATGTTTAAAGGTTTGGCAGACACTGTAGAAAAATTAAGCAACTGGATGGTGAAAACGATTCGTCAGTATCTCCCTGGATTTCAGGGAATGTTTAAGCGAATCGGAGAGTGGATGAGCAACTTTAAACGCGGATGGGATTTGGTGCTTGAAAGACTTAGACCCCTGATAGATGGTGCTCGAGTTATTGAAAAAGCATTTGGACAGGTTTGGCAAGCAATAAAAGACGGCACAGAAAACATGGGCCATATGCGCGAATTGCTGCTGGCGAATGAGTCAACCGTAATCGAAACCGGTACGCGTATTGGTGATTTGATTCGCGACATATCTGATTTGTTCTTCAGAATGAAGACTGTATTTTTTGAAATTCTTCCATTTTTGAATGATGTTCTTAGCGGCATAGGGATGCTGATTAGGGGTATGACAAAACTTTTGACCGGTCTTGGTGGTAGTGGCGGATGCTTCCTTAAGGCATTAGCTCCTTTGTTGGCTTTTCAAATATTTGGCAAAAGAATGATGGGTGCCAGTGGAAAAATGATGCCCGGAATGACTGGCATCGGAAGGTCTTTGCCATTTTCTAATTTACAAAACATGCCGATTCAGGCACAGAATGTCTACGTAAACGGCCAACAGGTGTCTGGTGGGGCTCCACAAATATCAAATCCAGCAGCATCAAATGCTCAAAGAGTGGCCAGTGGTGCAGCACCAATGGGTACAGGTGGTGTACCGATGCCAGTATATGGGCCTGCTGTCGCGAATAGGGTCAATTACAGTGGGCCATATTTATCAAGAATTTATGGTACAACTAGCGCACATCAGCTGCAGGATTTTTCAGATAAACACGCAAATATGGGCTATCGGGGAATGAAAGACACATTTACCCACAAAGATGGTCGCCAATATGGTAGCGGAATTGCTCAGGCGCAAAGTCAATATAATGCTGGTCCAAGTTTGCGCGCAACAATGATGCTCGACCCGGCAACTGGTATGCCGATGTTACGTCAAAATGTTGCCGATACAGATTTTGTAAAAACCCAAGCAACAACTGCGGCGTATGCTGGCACCGGAATGCATAGCGCTGGTGGGGCACCAGTTTACGCAGACACAAGACATCTTGGTGGTGTTTATGTAAACGAGAGAGGAATACCGCTTACCTATTCTCAGAATAGCCAAAATCTTCTGGGGAGAATACAGGTTGATGACCGAATGCGGCTTAGTGAAGCAATGAGAGTTGGGAGAATGGCAAAATCTGGTTTTGAGAGAGCCGACTTGAGACAGGCTGGATTTGACCGTAGGGCATATGAAAGACAGCTCATGTTCAACACGCCTGGCGCTGGAATGATTACACCAAGCATTGGTACGAATCTTTCTACCAATTATCCAAGTACTACCTACGTTGGTGGAAGACACAGAACAACTCAAGACCTTGATTATTCGAGAATGGGCGACAAACGACTCGCAAGACTGGCGAGGGGGCGCGGAATTGATACTTCTGGTGGAACAGCAGCAGTTGCAGACAGACTAAGACAACAGGACGTTGATAGACAGCTTGCCCATAGGGTTGTTGCTGGAGATAGGTCTGCGCAATTTGGAATGTCATCTGGCTTTAGAGAAGGTGAATTTAAGCGCTGGCAACAAGAAGTTAAAGACCCCAACACTGGAAAACCAACAGGCGAAATTCGTTATAGGGACCCAGGATTAACAATGCGCGAAAGATTGACCCGCTCCGGAATGAGAGCAAGAACAAGAATTGATGATGCTGCCGCTTCTGTTGGAGCCAGGGTTTCTGGGGCGGCAGGTTCTTTCCAGGGAATGATGGGTTATGCAAATTCTGGAAGATTCGATGCATCACTAAATGACGGTAAGGGTGATTTTGTAAATATACAAAAAATGAGACAAGAAGCTCTTCAAAGAATGAAAGACGCGCGCGAACAACAAAACAGAGGAAAGTTTTCAACTCGTCTTTCTTATGCACGAGAAATGATGCGAATTTCTCGTTCTGAAACAAAATTTGGAGCTTTTTCAAAGAGATTTGCACAAAGTGGAACTGGGCGAATGGGAACAAGCATGGGTCTTGGTTTGGCAAGTCAGTACGCTCCTGAGGAAATGCGGGGAGCAATAGCTCTTGGTGGAATGGTGTCAACGATAGACCCAAGGCTTGGTTTGGCAGTTGCCGGTGTTGGTGGTGCATTAAAGGCACGAAGCGCGGGGACAGGAGCAGCTGCTGGTGCTGTTGGCGGTGCAGCAATAGGTCAATACTTCGGCCCATATGGGGCGCTAATAGGAACTGCAATCGGAACACTTGTTGGTGCTATTTCTGGGGCGGTAAATAAAGGAAAATATGAACTACAAGAAGCAAAAGAATCGGCACAACAGGCACTGGCTAGTTTGTACACAGGAATAGCAGAAAGAGCATCTAGAACCTTTACCATAACTAGGGAAATGCAAGACAAAGGTTTGGACATATCAAAACGAAACAGAGCCTTCTCTGGCTTTGGTCGCAAAGTAGCAATGGCGCGATTAAGTATGTCTGAACAATTGTTAAATGTTGGCGGAGTAACACAAGAACAAATTGCTGATGCAAACACAAAATTGACACCCTTTACGCCAACCGGTGACGCAGCTGTCGACTACGTAAATGCCAACAAATACCTCATGGAGTCAGGCCAACAAATGAAGGCAAAAGAATTAGCCAAACCAGGTTCCAAAAAAATGATTGATTTTGCATACGAAAATCAAACTCGTCTTGGTTTGCAAATTTCAGAAGACCAGTATGAAAAAATGAAAAAAAATCCAATGGCAGCGGCGGGAGAACTCACCGACATAACTGGCAATTATGACAAAGTCGTAATGATGATGGACAATATAGGAGATGCAAGGTTCGCTCAATTAGCAAAAGACACTGGGAAATCGCAAGCAGAACTTGAACTTCTCGCCCAAGAGCTTGGCGTAAACCTCTATGATGCAACAACCAAATATAGAGACCTTGCAGTAAAAATGGGGGCAGCCTTAGTTAAAACTGCTGGTCAATTAAACAATGAAATAACAGATTTGATGCTGGCAACAGGAGACAAATTTAGAAAAAAGAGAGAAAGACGGGAAGCTGAAAAAGCAATAAACTTTTCTGCACAGGGCCTAAGAGATAAATTCCTTAGTAAAGATGCAACTGATGAAGAGAAAGAAGAATCAACAGATGCATTTTTTGAAAATTACGCCGCTCAGCAAATAGCAGCAACCGGAGGAAATGCATTTGCTGCCTACGAAAAAGCACGTCTTGGATTCGGCCAGAGAGACCCCAAAACCGGACAAATAACAGGTGGAACGGCATTCCAAAAGGGTGGCGTGTTTTCGGGAATGGGGGGAACACGAGTCCAAACAGAGGGTATTGGGGTTGCAGATGAAATGCGTACAAGCATTGAAAAAACCTACGCACAACAACTTGGAGCGCTGGCCCAAGCGAGTGGATATTCAATTGATGCCGGCATTTTACAAAAACAAATGGAGGGAATGACTGACGCACAGCTAAAAGCACTTAGCGTAAGCATTACTTCAGAAGATTTTGATTACAGAGACAGCATTACTGGAGAAACAAATCAAAAAACCATAGAAGAAACTCTTACTCGTCTTGGCTTTAATATGCAAAAAGATAAAGGAAGATTTGAAAATGGTCAATTCATTGAAGGTGGCGGAAGTTTGGTTTCAGCATTGAACGAAGGTATTCTTGACCCGTTTGTTGGCGACATGGAAAAAATAGCAAAACAAATGGGAATTGATTATCAACTATTTAAAACTGCGACCGGCGAATATATTAAAGCTACCGACCAGTTTTTCAAAGGAACAAGCGACGCGCCCAACTGGTGGAAAAAGGGACTAAAGGCAACTGGAAGCGGCAACGAGTTCAGACTAATGCCAGAAGAAGACACATCAAGTCCACGTGGTGGCCAAATAGGCGACACAACTACATCCAAACTTTCCCAAACGATGGCTCGTCACCAAGCGATGGATGGTCAGCTTACCGGTAAGAGAACTGTAACTTCATCATGGAGAAACCACAGTCTTGGTTCCTCCAACTCGGACCACGTAACCGGAAGAGCGTACGACCTTGTCGGTCAAAATCTTGGCAAATATGCGACAATGGTTCACGCCAATGGTGGCTTTGCAGAATTCCACGGGAACCTGGCAGAAAGACATCTCCATGTTGTACCAGGACCAGTGCCTGGCGTTGGAGACACACCAGTTCCAGCAAACTATGCAGCCGCAGCGCCTATGGCAAACTCTCCTGCTGCCCCC